TTTATTTTTAAATGATTTTTTACTTTTTAACAAACAAAACAACGAAATTACTCATTATCAAAAAAGAAGTCAGAAACATCAGGCTCGACTTCACGCCTGCGATGATACTGAGGATCATAAACATTCTTAAGCTGAAGGGAATCCCAAGTTGGGAAGGCTTTAAATATATCAGCTGGATCCATACCTCTCTTCCTTAATTCTCGCAAATTATGTTCACGCATACGAGACTGCATACAAACTTTAAAGGATTCAGAAGTACAACCAAGATACTTTACACATTCCTGGTACATAAGATGCAGTATAGAGTGAGCTTCCTTATTAGAACCATAAGTACCATAGGCATGCCCTAGTACAGATAAAATAACATCATAAGCATCTCTCTCTCGAACCTCCCGACCCCAAACAGCACGAATTATGAGATCTCTAGTCTCTCGGAAAGGTATTAAACAGGCCTGGCCTTGGCCTTTCAAGGGGTTATCTACAAAATAATATTTAAGAAAACATGCACCCCGACGAACAAGATAGCCATTACGACAGGTAGACCTAAAAGGAATACCGTCTCGGACATCTCGCAACTCAACATTAAAAAATTTCTTCATAAAAATAGAAAAATTAGTTCCCGAAAAATAATGAGAGTATATAGTAGAACCTTTCTTCCAGAGATTATCATCGCCATAAACGACAAAACGAATAATCAACCTAAGAAGCTCCTCCAAAAAAGGACGTTCATGGCTAGGTGCGTTCTGTATTTGATAAGCACAGAACAAAAAGAACCAGAGGGATAAAATCCAACTGTCCATATGACTAGTATTAAATGCACCACTAGGAACGCCTCCTCGAACCTGACCCCAGACATGACCAAATAAATGAACAATACGCGTTATAAAATGTTTAGATAGCCACGCCACCAATCTCTTCTTTATTTCATAAAAGATAGGGTCTTTCTTATCATAAACCAACATAGAAGAGAAATACAAATCAAGGAATATACAATAGACTGACTGATCTAATTTAGTAACATCTGATTCAACAATATCAGGCACGTCCATCGTTTCTTCAGTTACACCAAGTGCTTCCATTAAATCAACAACACCTCCCCGGCCCCACTTCTGACCAATTCGTATCATTTTACCCCGCTCAATCATATGCCGCGGAAATACACTAACGAGACGTTCAACGTAAATAAGGAAACTAGAGGGAATTTCGAAAATACGCATTTTTT